AACATTAGGTGTGGATGAATTTAGAAGTTACCTGCGTGAAATTCCGTCAAGGCTGATGCGTGACAGTATACCTTATCAAGTCGGGGTGAGGTTTGGATTGATTGAAAATACAGAGAAAAAATTATTGTTTTATTTCGAAACAATGGAGGTAATGCAGAATGAACCAAATGTTTCAGAGAATTTTGCAAGAAATTAATGATATTAATTATCCAGAAGAAGGAATCGGATGCGGATTAGAAGATGTAGGAATTACTGACCGGTATAAAGCTGCAAGCTACGGATGGAGCGAAGCGGTCGAAAGAATAAAAGAGGTTATTGAAGATTATGTTGACAACCCATGGAATCCAGCTGACGAACCGCCCAGCGATGATAGATATATTCTGGTATCATTTTCAAATTTCAGTATTCCTGAAATCGCATACTATGACAGAGACGAGGACGGTGGCGGTGCGTATCGCATTGATACAGGAGAAAAGACACTGGTAGAACTTGGATTATTTGTCAGCGGCTGGATGGAACTGCCGAAATGTAAGGAGGACTAAAGGTGAAATATAAAAAAGGCGATAAATTTATTATAGAAATCGAAGCGGTTTCGAAAGGAAATACGTCACGCCCATATTACACAAATATTAGAGCTTATTTAGGCGATGATGATATCAAACGAATAAAAAAATACGAAGAGCCAATCCTGACTGCCGAAGATGCATGGGAGATGGCCCGGAGGATTTATATCCAGAAATTTATATACCGAGATGCGTACAGTAAAAACGAAGTCCTTGAGATATTTAACACGGATGATTTCGACCAAATACTTACACAAAATACTGTATTTGAAGCTGATAGAAAAATAAAAGAATGGAAAAAGAGGAAAGAAGAATTCGGAATCGGCGATGTGGTCAAAGTAAAAGATCATAACGGTATGCATGGAGTTGTAACAAAGGAAATACTTGGAATGATTTATGTTTTATGGAGCGACGGGGCAACGTCAAAAGAGTGGCCGGAACGCTTCGAAAAAATAGGTGAAGTAACTGGGATAAAGGAATTCCTAGAACAAGTATTTGGGAAGGAAGACGATGAATAATGCCACATGGTTAACACCCTGCAAAGAATGCCAGGCCTGCAAGTATTATCATGAACATTGTGACACTCGAGACGCCTGCACGGGCTTTGCGAGAACCTGTCAATATTTTCTAGCGTCAGAAGGAAGGTGGGATGATGAAGAAATGGACTGAAATGACTCAGGCAGATATAGATCGGATCAAACGTGAACAATGTATAACCTGCGAATATCTGTCAAAGCGTAAGAGCGAAGGCATAGTAGCAAGCACCTGTGATTACTTGCTGATTACCGGCAGCAGGCGTGGGTGCTCTCCGCTTGAATGCAAGAAAAAGGGGATTTATAAAAAGAAAACAGGGAAGAGAAGGAGAAATGAAGCTTATGGATAAGAATCGAGAAGGATATCCGGATCCGACCGCAGGGCAGGCGATCCGGGCAGCAGGACACATGCCGGCACATGTGTACAATGCATATTCTGTTATTGATAACGTGGCTGGACTTCTGGGCTTTGAGCTGATCGGCCTGAGGGACCGGAAAACTGGGAAGGAATACAGAAAAAGAGGTGGGAGCAATGGACAAGAACATTCTGAGAGAGTACATGGACGCGTGTGATCTGATCAAAGAAACGGAAGAAGACATCAAAAGGCTGGAAAAGAAAAAGAAGATTATTACGCAGACAAGTGTCACCGGAAGTAACCCGGAGTTCCCATACAATCCCATGCACTTCAAAGTCCAGGGAGCCACTTTTACCGTAACAGAGGATAATCAGCTGAGGATGGAGGAAGCTCTGCTGAAGGAACGCAGGCAACAGGCGGAGCAGCTGAAGGAGAGCGTAGAAGAATGGATGCTCACCATTCCGATCCGGATGCAGAGAATCATCCGCTACAGATTTTTTGAGGGAATGACTTGGGAAGAGACGGCTTCAAGGCTGGGACGGAAATCGACTGGGGAAAGTGTAAAAAAAGAGTATCAAAGATTTATGAAAAAATAAAAGTTTGTCCCGAATGTCCCACATGTCCCGATTAAAAATGCTATAGTATATCATGAAGCAAGAAGGCATAGACAATAAATCCTCCGAGTGGCCGCTGTCAGGTGTCACAGCCTGGCGGCGGATTTGGTTGATACCAAACCCTAAAGGTATCCGGTTGGCTGCATACCGTAAGAATGCAGAGTTCAGAACGTCATCCGAATGGGAGGTGCATGAGCCGTAAAACCGAGCCGTGAGTTCGAATCTCAGCGTTCTGATTCCTTTCCAAAAGGAATAGGCCTCAAACTTTCGAAATGGATCTTGTAGATTATACAGGATCCATTTTTTATGCGGATCTTTAGCTCAGCAGGTCAGAGCAACCGGCTCATAACCGGTCGGTCCTGGGTTCGAGTCCCCGAAGGTCCAGTCAGTCAAATAGTAAAATATTTATATTCATTTTTAGAAATTGCGCCGGCGCAAGGGAGGTGGTTCTACTATGCTGAAATCGTGCAAATATTGCAATCGGATCCATGACAGCAGGTTCGACTGCGGCCAGAAGCCGGTGCGCAAGAAAATGCGGTACAGTCAGCAGGATTATTTCCGCCGTTCCCAGGCATGGACGGACAAGGCAAATGAAATCAAGCGCAGGGATCATTACCTTTGCCAGGTCTGTTTCCGCAAATTGTATCACACCAGCCGGCAGTTAACCTACGAAAATCTGTCTGTCCATCACGCAATTCCAATCAAAAAAGACTGGGAAAAACGTCTGGATAATCATAATTTGATCACACTTTGCAGCATGCATCATGAGATGGCGGAGCGTGGCGCCATTCCATATGCGGAGGTTCAGAGAATCATCGAGGAACAGGAGCAGGGAAGCTGGATTCCTTAAACCCATCCCCCCCGGGGTGCCTGGCTGAAATTTTCGGAAGACACCCAGACCACGCTGCCCCCAAAGACGTGCAAAAAATTCCCAGATCAACTTTTTGAAAGAAGGTGAGGTCATGCCGACACCATCCAAACCGACCAAGGTAATCGAGATGGAAAAGAAATCCCATCGGACAAAAAAAGAACTTGCGGCACGCAGAAATGCAGAGGCCGCCCTTCTGACGGGAGTGGCTCTGCAGGAGAAAAAAGAGGTACGGAACAACGAACTGGCACACAAGGAATTCCTGCGGATCCGGAAACTTCTCCGGAAGATCGAAAAAGATGATGACCTTTATGGTGAGACCATCAATCGGTATTGTCTTCTGATTGCGGAGTGCAATGACTTTCTTGCAAAGAGGGAAAGGATCTACCAGCAGCTTTGTGAATTCCAGGAGCGGAAGGAGGAGCTGGTTGATCGTAAGGAACTGACCTACAAGGAGGCCTATTCCATAGAGGCCAAGATGCAGGGCAATATACTGGCGGTGGACAAGCAGATCCAGACCAAGAGGAAGATGCTCCTGGACGTGGAGAAGGAGAACGTCATGACCATCGCCTCTTCTTTACGGTCGATTCCAAAGAAGGTGGAATCCAAGAAGGATGCACTGAGGGAGGCGCTGACTGGTGGTTAGTGAGGAAAAGGCATATAAGTATGCCAGATGGTGTGTCACCGAGACGGAAGGCAAGGCACCACGGTATGTGCGGATACAGGCACAGCTCTGGATGGATATCGTAGATGGCAAAAATCCGGATGCCTATGTAGACGAGGAGGCTTATGCCAGGATATGCAGGCTCCTGAAGTTGATGGTTCATCCGGATCTGCATTGCTCGTTGTATGATGGCCTGGAAGATTATGCCTGGCTGTTCATTACAGCCTGCCTTTGTACCATGTGTCGTCCGGAATCGGAATATTACCAGCTCTCCGGAGATGAGACCGGAAGTCTCAAAATCCGCTACTACCAGACGGGACTTCTGGAGATTGCAAGAAAAAATTATAAGACGTTCAATGCGGCGGTGATTTTCATCCTGCTTATGTTGACAGAACCGGATTTCTCCCGGTTTTTTTCGGTTGCACCGGAACTGCAGCTATCCCAGGAATTGTATCTTGCAGTTAAGAAGATCATCAAGAGCAGCCCGATTCTATACGATGACCTGGAGCCGGCCTTTAAGATCAACCGCAAGGAGATCATCTGCCTCATAAATGAGAATAATTACATTCCTCTGGCCTATTCCCAGGATAAACTGGACGGCAAGCTGGCCAACTGTTTCCTGGCTGACGAGGTGGCCGCCATGGATTCCTATCCGGTATCTGCAATGCGAACCAGCCAGAGGACGTTGCTGTCCAAACTGGGTCTGATCCTATCAACACAGTATCCGAATTATGACAATGGATTCAGTGTTGAACTGAATATCGCCAAATCCGTTCTGGACGGCACCAGTAAGAAGCGTTATTTCGCACTGATCTATGAGCCGGATGACGAATTGAAACAGGGAGATGCCTGGCAGACGGATGACCGTTGCATCTACCAGGCGAACCCGGTTGCGGTCAACAATAAGATCCATTTCCAAAGTCTCGAAGATGACCGGGAAACGGCCGTTCTGTATGAGACTTACCGTCAGGAATTCCTTTGCAAAGCACTGAATCTTCTGTATCGCAGCATAGGAACGGAACAGTTTGTGGATCCGCAGAAAGTCAAGCTGTGTTCGGCAGATATTCCAATAGAATGGTGGAAAGGCCGCAGGGTCTGGATTGGACTTGACCTGTCGCAGACAGAGGACAATACCGCAGTGGTCATGGTCACAGAAGAGGATGGCATGGTATATGCCAAAGCCTTTGGATTCATACCGAAGGATCGCATGATTGAGAAAAGTAAGCGCGAGGGCGTGGATTACCGGGAATTCATCCGAAGAGGCGAATGCTTCGCCTGTGGGGACGAGGTGATCTCTTACGGATTCGTGGAGGATTTTATCATTTATACATTGCAGGAAGAGTATGGAGTGGAAATTGTCCAGGTTGGTTATGACCGGTACAATGCGATCTCCACCGTACAAAAGCTGGAAGCTGCCGGAATTGAGTGCGTTGAGATCAAACAGCATTCCTCGGTCCTTCATATGCCTACAAAGTGGCTGAAGGAGCTGATCCTGAGCAAATCGTTCCAGTATGCTGCAAGCATATTGCTGGAAATCAACTTCCAGAATTCCCGCTGTAGTGAAGATACAAATAAAAATAAATATGTGAATAAAAAGAAATCTTCCGGAAAGGTGGATCTGGTGGTTGGAACTATAAATGCGTTGTATCTCCTGCAGCAGGAGCTGCTGTATGGTAACAATTTTGTTGTACAGTATTAAGAAAATAACAAATAAAATGTGAAATGAAGAGGGCGTGGAGACGTCCTCTTTTGCGTGGAGGAAAGACATGAATATATGGCCATTTGGCAAACACAAGGAAGAAGTACGGGCGGATACGAATCCGGAGGCTGGACAGCTGGTGGAGTCGGATCTGCTCCTGCATACGCTGCTTGGCCGGCAGACGATCACGAAGGAGAAGGCCATGGAGGTACCGACCGTGCAGGCCTGCATCAATCTGATTGCCGGGACAATTGCATCCCTGCCGCTGAATCTGTACCACAAACTGGAGGATGGACAGATCGAAGAGGTACGTAACAACCGCACCTATCTTCTGAATAACGACACCGGTGATACTCTGACGTCATCTCAGTTCTGGAGGACCATCATAGAGGATTATTACCTGGGGAAGGGGGGATATGCCTACATTAACTGGGCGGGGCTGGATGTGCGTAGTATCCATTACGTAGATGAATCTTATATTTCCATTCTGCAGAATACGGATCCAATCTTCAAGGATTACGATATCCTGGTGCAGGGACGGCAGTATAAGCCCTATCAATTTATTAAACTCCTGAGAAAAACCAGGGATGGAATGAGATCCCGCAGCATCATGGAGGATAACCCGCTGCTCCTGAGCGTGTCTTACTGTGAACTGACCTATGAAGAGAATCTCGTGCGTAAAGGCGGAAACAAGCGTGGCTTCCTGAAATCCCCGAACAAATTGACGGACCAAGCCATGGATGCTTTGAAAGCTGCGTTCCGCAGGCTGTATCAGAACAGTGAAGAAAATGTCGTGGTACTTAATAATGGAATCGACTTCAAGGAGGCGTCCAATACCTCCGTGGAGATGCAGCTGAACGAAAATAAGCGTACCAACGCCATAGAGGTATGCAAATTGTTCGGGATTCCACCGGCCATGGTCCAGGGCAGCAACACAACGGCCGGATCCCTTAATGAAAAGGATTTTGACAATTTCATACGTACCTGCATGGCGGTCATGAGTGATATCGAGTGCAGCCTGGATCGGGATCTTCTCCTGGAATCGGAGAAAGGTTCTTTTTATTGGGCTTTTGATACGAAAGAACTTACGAGGGGCAACATCAAGGAGCGCTATGAAGCGTATAAGATTGGCCTGGAAAAGAACTTCCTGCAGATTGATGAGGTCCGGGAGAAGGAGGACATGAAGCCGATCGGCTTTGAATGGATCACCCTTGGACTGGATCAGGTGCTGTTTAATCCGGGCACGGGCCAGATTTATACACCGAACACCAATGCCCTTCAGGACATGAATGGCATGCAGGCCTCCTTCGTAAATGAAAACCGGACGTATACAGGAGAAAACATGATCGTCACAGGACCGCCAGGGTCAGGAAAGACAACCTGGGTGCAGGAACAGCTGCATGATGGAGAGATCGTGCTTGACCTGGATGCCATTAAGTATGCCCTGCAGGGGAATAAAGGGTTCCATGACCAGGCGGAGGAACTGGTGCCAATGCTCACTGCGGTGCGGGATGCCGTATACCAGGCGGTTACCGAAAACAAGAATCCTGGAAAGTGTTATATCATCACAACCGAAAACAATGCGGAAAGGCTCCGCACACTGGAAAAGGAGCTGCATGCTTCTCTGAAAGTCATGGATACAACGAAGGAGGTATGCAAAGAGCGGGTGAAACAGGATACGACCAGAAAAGATAAAGAAGTCTTTTACCAGTTGATTGACGAATGGTTTCAGGACTGGGAAGGAGGTGAGAAAGTATGAGAGCAGAGTTAAGGGCGGACGGCCTGCATATTTCAGGATACGTGAACGTCCCTGGCCGGGCATCGAACCCGGTGCTTACCCCGCGTGGGAAGGTGATTGAAATCATCGAGCAGAGGGCCTTTGCCCGGGCAATCGAGCGGGCAAGCGGGATCAAGATGCTCCTGGATCATGACAGGGCCAGGGTACTGGCCAGTACGGAGGACGGCACCCTTGATGTCCGTGAGGATGAGGTTGGCCTGAGGGCGGAATCCGTGGTCACGGATGAACAGGTCCTGGCCGGGGCTAAAGCCGGAAGGCTGAAAGGATGGTCCTTCAACATGAAAAATGTGAAGGATACCATCGAAGAGCGTGCGGATGCGTTGCCGATCCGGCGTGTGACGGATTTCGATATGGATGAGATTACACTGGTCATGAATAAGATCCCGGTATATTCGTCCACATCCATTGAAGTCCGGGCAGGTACCGAGGAGGAGGTTGAAACCAGGGCAATCTGCCTGGAGACCGATTATCAGGAACTGGGTGAGCGGAAGCCGGCCTATGACAATTCCGCCTACAAAAAACGCTTGGAAGACCTGAAAAAGGGATCCTGAAAATCGTAAAACAGGATATCTGACAAAAAAACGTATACAGTCATGAATCGCAGTGCAGCATTCGGCTGCATGCAGAAAAGGAGTAAAAAAGAATGAACAGATTTAAAAAGCTGATGGAAAAGCGTGCGGCTTATCAGACAGAACTTCAGGGACTACTGGATACCGCAGAATCCGAAGAGAGAGCCTTAAACGCTGAGGAAACCGCCAGATTTGAGGAGCTGGAAGGCCTGATCCAGGGAATTGACGGCACGATCCAGGCAGAAGAGCGTGCACGCAGCCTGGTGCATAAAGAATCCGCAGGCGGAAAAGAAAATGAAGAAGAGCGGCGGGCAGAAGAAAGGGAAGCACAGGAAGAACGTGCATTTGCGGATTATATCCGGGGCATCGTATCTGAGGAACGTGCGGATGTAAATATGACTACCGGTGACAACGGCGCCGTGATCCCGTCCAGCATCGCAAATAAAATCATCGAGAAGGTTGTGGACATCTGCCCGGTTTACGAGCTGGCAGACCGATACAATACCAAAGGAACCCTGCTGATTCCATATTACGATGAGGAGACGAGCACCATTGAGATGGGATATTCCACGGAATTCTCGAAACTGAATTCGACCTCTGGAACATTCAAATCCATCGAGCTGAAAGGATTCCTTGCAGGTGCGCTCAGCAAGGTTTCCAAGTCCCTTGTAAATAACAGCCAGTTCAACATTACAAATTATGTTGTAACTAAGATGGCGGAATCTATTGCACGATGGATCGAGAAGGAACTTCTGAATGGAACACCGGATAAAATTGATGGCATTTCCAAAGCGGAACAGGTCGTTACCGCAGAAGCTTCGACTGCTGTTACAGGTGACGAACTGATTGACCTGCAGGAGACAGTGCCGGATATTTACCAGCCGGGATGTATCTGGATTATGAACAAGGCTACCAGGACGGCCATCCGTAAACTGAAGGATAAAGACGGGAATTACATCCTGAATAAGGATGCCACTTCCAGATGGGGATATACCTTGTTCGGAAATGATGTATTCTGTTCGGACAACCTGGCAAAAATGGAAGCGGGAAAAACCGCCATTATCTATGGTGACATGTCTGGCCTCGCAGTCAAGGTGTCTGAAGATATGAACATCGAGGTCCTCAGAGAAAAATATGCGGAAGAGCATGCCATTGGCGTGGTTGGCTGGATGGAACTGGATGCGAAGATTGAGAACCAGCAGAAGATTGCTGTCCTTAAGATGAAAGCTGCAGCATAAGCCAGGAGGGATTCCATGAAAATTAAAGCTCTGACAAGCTTTTGCGGGGCGATTTCCATGGCGGAAGGAGACATCCGCGAGTGCAGCAACAAAACGGCACTTGCGGACCTGCTCCGGGCCGGCTACGTCCAGGAGGTTCTGGAAGGAAGTCCGGAAAAGGATGCACACCCTGTGTCCGATCCGGCACCGGAGGATGGAACAGCACAGGAAGCACCGCAGCAGGGGGAAGCACCTGCAGAAAAAAAAGTCCAGAAGAAAGAAAACCAAAATGAAAGTCAGTGAGATCACGCCGGAACAGGTCGCAGAATATCTGCGGCTGGATGAGTATGAGGATGACGGGCTCCGGCCGCTTCTGGACGCGGCCAGATCTTTCATCCGCTCTTATACCGGCCTGACTGATGAGGAGATCGACACGCACGAGGATTTCTACATTGCCGTCATGGTGCTCTGCCAGGATATGCATGACAATCGGTGCATGTAT